CGCAGGCCCGGACGGCCCCATCGAGTACAACTGAGGACAAACCATGCCACAAATCAACCAACTCCCGCTGCTGCTCCAGGCATCGCCCGGCGACCAGATTCCCGTCTACACCCCGAACAACGGCGACGCACGACGCCTGCCGATCGGCTACCTGCTGGCGCTTTTCCAGCAGACCTTCGCGGCCCCGACGCTGGCCACCAGCATCTCGACGCCCGGCACCGGCTTCAACATCACCGTGCCGACACCAGTCAGCCAGCAGCAGTGGATGCTTTTGCAGCCTGCTGGCACGTTGGCCACTGGCACGATCACTTTGCCTTTGAACACTGGCGTGCCTGATGGCACCGAGGTGCTGGTCACGACCACGCAAATCATCACCACGTTCACGCTGGCGCTGAACGGCGCAGCCGCAGCCTATGGAGCTCCAACAACGCTGGCCGCCAATGCGTTCTTCCGCATGCGCTTCGTGCAGTCTCTGAACAGCTGGTACAGGATCGCCTGATGGCCACAAAAAAAGACCCGCGTCTGGCTCGCGTCGGTGTGGAGGGCTTCAACAAGCCCAAGCGCACACCGTCGCACCCGACCAAATCCCACGTCGTGGTGGCCAAGGATGGCGACCAGGTCAAGACCATCCGTTTTGGCCAGCAGGGCGTGTCCGGGTCTCCGAAGCGCGAAGGCGAGTCCAAGGCGGACAAAGCCCGGCGCGAATCATTCAAAGCCAGGCACGCTGAGAACATCGCCAAGGGCAAGATGAGCGCAGCGTATTGGGCCAACAAGGTCAAGTGGTGATCCATGCAGATTCCAATCCTCAACGGCATCTACGCTGACAACGGGCCAGACCTGCGCACGTCGTACCCGGTCAACCTGGTGCCAGTCCCAAAGCAGTCCGGCATCAGTGCAGGTTTTCTGCGTCCTGGTGATGGCATCGTTGGCAATGGCACAGGCCCAGGCATCGATCGTGGCGGCATCAACTGGAATGGCGTCTGCTACCGCGTCATGGGCACCAAGCTGGTGACCGTGGCCAGCAATGGCGCTGTGACCGTGCTGGGCGACGTTGGAGGCCCCGTCAACACCTTGGTGACGATGGACTACAGCTTCGACCGCCTGGCCATCGCATCCGGCGGCCGTCTGTACTACTGGAACAGCGCACTTGGCCTGGTTCAAGTGACCGATCCTGACCTTGGTCTTGTGTTGGATGTGGTGTGGGTGGATGGCTACTTCATGACCACCGACGGAACCAGCCTGGTTGTGACTGAGCTGACCGACCCGACCCAGGTCAACCCGCTGAAGTACGGCTCCAGCGAAGTCGATCCAGACCCTGTTGTGGCGCTGCTCAAGCTGCGCAACGAGGTCTATGCCCTGAACCGCAACACCATCGAGGTGTTCGACAACGTGGGCGGCGAGTTCTTCCCATTCCAGCGCATCGATGGCGCACAGATTCAAAAGGGTGTCATTGGCACGTTCGGCTGCTGCGTGTTCGTGGAGAGCGTCGCCTTCCTCGGCTCGGGCCGCAATGAAGCGCCAGGAATCTACCTTGGCGCGAACGCGACTGCTCAAAAAATAAGCACGCAAGAGATCGACCAGATTCTGCTCGGCTACACCGAGGCACAGTTGGCTGGCGTCAAGATGGAGGCTCGCAACGACAAGGCCCACCAGCACCTGTACGTCCACCTGCCAGACCGCACGCTGGTTTTCGATGCTGCCGCAACTGGAGAGCTGAGCCAGCCCGTCTGGTTCACGTTGACCACCAGCCAGGTCTGCTTCAGTCAGTATCGCGCAAGGAATCTTGTCTGGGCCTACGACAAGTGGCTGATCGGTGACCCGCAGTCCAACGCCATCGGCTACCTGGTGGACAACATCAGCAGCCACTGGGGCCAGATCGTGCGCTGGGAGTTTGGCACGCTGATCGTCTACAACGAGAGCAATGGCGCGATCTTCAACGAGCTGGAGCTTGTCAGTTTGACTGGTAGCGTGGCGCTTGGCGTCGACCCCATGATCTCGACCAGCTACAGCGTGGACGGCCAGGCATGGAGCCAAGACCGCAGCATCCGTGCAGGCACAACCGGAAGCCGCAAGAGACTCGCATGGTTCCAGCAGGGTCACATGCGCAACTGGCGCATCCAGCGATTCCGTGGCGACAGCCAGGCTCACTTGTCCTTCATCCGTCTTGAGGCTCAGATCGAGCCATTGGCCTACTGATGGCAACGCAGAAGCTCAACCTCACCCGCGATCAGCTCGCCACGTTCCTGAAGAACCACGAGCAGATCAGGCAGTTCGAGCGCCTGTTTCAGGTCGCTGACGAAGTCGCGCCATCGAGCGACACGCAAGGCATCAGCATCGAGGCCGGGAATGCAGACGCATCAGCAAACGAGGCACTGGCTCAGATTGTGAGCCTGGCCAGAGATGTGGCCATCAACGCAGGAAACGCAGACCAGAAAGCCGTGCAGGCACTGGACACGCTTGGCCGCATCGCAAACGCACTTGAGATGCTGGCCACCGCGCCCGTGATCCAAAACAACAACTCTGTGGTGACGGATTACATCGACCTGCCAGAAGATGGCTCCCATGTCACGCAAGCAAGGCGCGTGCAGTGGAATCAGGACGATGGCACGCTGGATGTTGGCCTGTATGGTGGCAGCGTGCTGCAGGTCGGCCAGGAGCTGATGTACTACGCCAAGAACACCAGTGGCTCACTGATCGCCAACGGTACGCCTGTGATGTTCACTGGCACCGTTGGATCATCTGGCAAGTTGACCTTTGGCCTGGCCATCGCTGACGGCTCGGTGCTGGCCGACTACATGATGGGCGTGACAACTCAAGACATTGCAGACAACGCATTTGGCTATGTGACCAGCTTCGGCTTGGTGCGAGGCTTCAACACCACAGGCGCACCGTATGGCGAGGTGTGGACAGATGGCGACCTGCTGTATTTCGACCCAGCAACACCTGGGACGTGGACAAACGTTGCCCCGCAGGCCCCGAACATCGATGTGCCGGTGGCCGTGGTTGTCAACGCTGGATCAGGCGGATCTGGTTCGATCTTTGTGCGCATGACCGTAGCTGAGTCCTTGGCCAGGCTGCAGGACGTCTACATCAACGGCACCGGAACCCCCAACGACTTTGATGTGCTGCTCTACGATGCCACGCAGTCCCGCTGGGAAAACAAACCCGCATCTGCTGTGCAGGTGCTTGAATGGATGAGCATGTAATGGCCTTTCAGAACATCACCCCAACAAAGCTCGGTCAGGCTGCCATCACCACAGGCGTGACCACGCTCTACACCGTCCCGGCCAGCACCCGCACGCTGCTCAAGGAGTTCAGCATTGCCAACACCACAGGTGCGGCCATCAATGTGCGCGTGTTTCTGGTGCCTTCGGCCGGTGCCGCTGGTACTGGTAACGCTTTCCTGTACGACGTATCCGTCCCGGCAAACAACGCCCTGCAATACAACGGCGTGCAAGTCATGAACGCAGGCGAAACAATCCAGGTGCAGGCAGCGTCCGCAGGCCTGACAATCACAGCAAGCGGCGCAGAGGCCGTCTAAGGAGAAACCATGGCAGTCACAGCAAAACCCCTTATTGGCTCCAAACAGATGGAGGCGGCGCAGACCACGCAATACACCGCCACCAACTGCACGGCCATCATTGACAAATTCACCGCCACCAACACCAGCGCCAGCAACGCTGTGATCAGCGTCAACCTGGTGAGCAGCGGCGGCAGCGCAGGCCCGACAAACTTGATCGTGGACAGCCGCGCCATTGCCCCGGACGAGACCTACACATTCCCAGAGTTGGTTGGCCAAGTTCTGGCCAATGGTGGGTTCATCTCGACCACCGGCACGGCCACTGCTCTGACCATCCGCGCCTCCGGCCGCGAAATCACTTAAGGAGAACACCATGGAAATGCCAAAGATCATGATGGCTGGCTTCACCGGCCTGCCTGAATCCATGCCGTTCATTACGGCGGCCGAGAACAAAAAGAACACACAAGTGGTGATCGACGACTGGATGCTCGGCCCTGAAAACCCAAGCAATGAGCCAACGGCCAACAAGGTCTATTGGGTTGCACTTGGCAAAGCCATGCAGGTGGACGAGAAAGAAGCCCGGCGTCGTCGCTGCTCCAACTGCGAGTATTACGACAACAGCACCTACAAGCAGGCCTTGATGGAGCGCATCCCGCGCAACGATTGGGACACCGACGCTGGTTTCCGTGGCTTCTGCCGCAAGTTCGATTTCATCTGCCACGACCTGCGTTCC